TAGTTGAAGAACACCAACTGCACTTGTCGTTCCAGTTGTGATCTTACTTCCATCAATTGCAGCAGAAGCATTAACGTCAGCATTGACTATTGCTCCAGCAGTAATAGAAGTTAAACCTGCATTATTAATTCCAATATCACCTGTTACGGCAACGGCTGTTGGGACGTTTGATCCGTTACCAACAAGAATTTGAGCAGAACTTAATGCAGCTAATTTACTAAAAGCAATTGCAGCGGTAGCAGATAAATTTGCATTTACTAAACTTGCATCAACCATCGTTGATGTAACTGTATTTGTATCTCCAGTAGTAATTAGTGTCCCTGTTATATTCGGTAAAGTAATAGTTTTATCAGACGTTGTTGGGTCTGCAACTGCAAGAGTTAATTCATAAGCATCTGCTGTTGCTCCCTCAAATACCAAGCTTCCAGTATGACCAATTAGAAGCTGACCTGTCATAGTACCACCAGCTTTTGCCAGTTTTTCTGTCTCTATTTCTTGAAGTGCATCTTGCAGATTAGTCGCACTAATTTGTCCATAAGGTGTGAAGGTGATATTGCTTGCGACCTGCCCAGCGATTGTTTGCGATAAATCGACCTCATTCCAAGAGGAGCCAGACGTATTTGTAACTCCTAAAACATAATCAGGAGGTGAAAGTGCAACAACTGGGGCTGGAGAACTTGGGGTTCCAGCAGTTGAAACAACGACGTACACACCGTCAGTAGTTGAACTTGGACTTGGAAGATTAGAGCCAACCGACAAACCAGCCGCAATTCCTGCGGAGGTAGTCGAAACCATTTGGCTTGTGTTCGCATTAAATGTACCTCCAAAGACCAAACTTCCTTTAGTTAAGGTGGTAATTGCTTGCCAAGCTGTTCCATCCCAAATGAACGCATCTTCTGAAACAGTGTCAAATAATAGCTGCCCAGTAAACTGTGCTACTGGGTATCCAGCTTGAGCTATAGATTGAAATATTGTTGTTGATTGATCACTTAATTTTGTACCATCAATAGTATCGACACCTATCCTTGCAGCAGCTAGACTTCCACTCGTTATTTTACTAGCAGCAAGATCAGGAATTAAAGTTGCTGTAAGTGCTGCACCTCCTGTAACTACACCTTTAGTATTAACAGTAACTGATTGATATGTACCAGCACTAACTCCACTTGTTGAAGTTATTAAGTTACCACTACCGTCAACAGTTAAGCCTCCTCCAGATGTAATTTGTACGGCTCCTTTTGCACTTGTAGTTGCTACTGGGAGATCAGCGGCTACTAATGCTGTTGCTGCTGTAATTTGACCTGTATTATTAAAAGTTATTCCAGAAACTGTTGCTCCTGTCACACTTGTTGCAAGAGATAATGCACCTGCTCCACTAACACTTAAACCAGCACCAACAGAGACACCACCAACTGCTGACGTTGTTGCAACTGGCAAATCGCCTGCTACTAGGGCAGTGGTAGAAGTTATTAAACCTTGAGCATTAAAAGTAATACCAGAACGACTTCCAGCGGTAATCGTGTTATTAATTCCAAGATTTCCACTAGCTACATTTAAAGAACGATCAAGATTAGAAGTATTTAATTTTGCAGGAGTAATAGTTGCATCAGTTATTTTTGTTCCACTAATTCCAGTTGCTACTTTTGCATCGGTAACAGCACCACTTGCTATCGCTCCAGTGTCAACAGCGTTATCAGCTAAAGCTGTTGCATCAACAGCATTTGCAGCAATCTTGGCTGCTGTAACTGCATCATCTGCAATTTTTGCTGTTGTGACTGCACCATCAGCAAGAGTTCCAGCTTCAATTGTTCCTGATAACTTGGCTGTCGTAACTGCTCCATCAGCTATTTTTGCTGTTGTGATTGCTCCATTAGCTACGGCTGCTGTGTCTACAGCATCATCTGCCAGTTCAGCAGCAGTAACCGCATTTGCCGCAATTTTGGCTGCTGTTACAGCGTTATTAGCTATAGCGGCTGTATCAACTGCATCATCAGCTAACTCACTCGCTGTTATTGCATTTGCTGCAATTTGACTAGCTGTAAGTGAATCATTTGCAATTTTTGTTCCATCTATATCTCCAGCAGATAAATTTAACTTTGCTGCCGTGATTGTCGAAGCAGCTATTTTTGCTCCAGTCACAGCCAAATTTGCTATAGCCGCTGTATCTACGGCATTATCCGCTAGTTCGCTTGAGCCAACTGCATTTGCTGCTATTTCACTTGCTCCTACAGAATCAGCCGCTAATTGAGTAGCTGTAATTGTGCCTGTAGCAATATTTGCTCCTTCAATTGTTGCTGCTGCTATTTTTGCCCCTGTTACCGCATCATCTGCCAAAGCATTGGTGTCAACTGCATTGTCAGCAAGTTCACTCGCACCTATAGCATTTGCTGCTATTTGTTGAGCAGTAAGAGAATTATCAGTTATCTTTGCTCCTGCTATATCTCCATTTGATAGGTTTAATTTTGCTGCTGTAATTGTTGTATTAGCAATCTTGGCATTGGTAATAGCTGCATCTGCAACCGCAGCAGTATCAACAGCGTCATCTGCAAGTTCTGAAGCTCCAATAGCATTAGGAGCTATTTCATTTGCGGTAAGAGTATTTGCAACAATATTCCCTGCGGCAATTGTTGTTGCTGCAATATTCGCTCCAGTAATAGTTGCTGCTGCAATCTTGGCTCCAGTAACTGCGTCATCTGCAATAGCTGCTGTATCTACAGCATCATCTGCTAACTCACTTGCTCCTACAGCATTGGCTGCTATTTGATTTGCAGTTAAAGAATTAGAGGCAATTTTGGCAGCAGGAATATCACCGTCTGAAAGATTTAATTTCGCATAAGCAATAGTTCCATCGGCAATCTTTGCATTGGTGACTGCTGAGTTAACTATGGCAGCAGTATCTACAGCATCGTCAGCCAATTCACTAGCACCAACAGCGTTAGCAGCTATTTCACTAGCACCTACAGAATCTGCTGCAAGTTCAGTAGCTGTGATTGTGCCAGCCGCAATGTTTGCTGCCGTAATCGTTGTACTAGCAATTTTTGCTCCTGTAACAGCCGCTGCACCTAAAGCTGTTGTATCTACCGATCCAGCCGCAAGTTTTGCAGCAGTTACAGCGTCATCAACAATTGCCGCTGTGTCTACAGCATTATCTGCCAATTCAGAGGCAGTAACTGCATTTGCTGCTATTTGTGTAGCAGTAATTGTGTCATTAACAAGTTTTGCACCTGTAATGACACCATCAGTAATCTTATCAACAGTTACAGAATTACTAGCTAATTTTCCTGCTGTTACAGCTAAATTTGCTATCGCATTTGTATCTACAGCGTTATCAGCAAGTTCACTAGAGCCAACAGCATCAGCGGCTATCTGTCCTGCTGTTACTGAATTATCAGCAAGTTTTGCACCAGGAATATCTCCATTATTAATATTTAATTTTGCATAAGCGATTGTACTGTTTGCAATTTTTGCATTGGTGACAGCAGCATCTGCAATTGCAGCAGTATCAACAGCATCATCAGCCAATTCAGACGCACCTATGGCATTAGCTGCTATTTGATTTGCTGTCAGAGTATTGGCTGCTATTTCTGTCGCTGTTATTGTTCCATCAGCTATCTCACTAGCACCTACCGCACCAGCCGCAATCTTATCTGCTGTAACTGCATTGTTTGTAATAGATGCAGTAGTAACAGCGTTTGAAGCAAGAGTTCCTAATGCTGTACCAGGTATTGAACCAGCATCAATTAAAGCAACACCTTTTTCAACTAAAGCTTTAGCCGTGATTCGTTTGGTTTCTGACGCACTATCGTCAACAACTGCTAATTCGTCTACAGCCGCCAAATCTGCTTCAGCTAACTGAGGCAGTTGACTTATTTGAAGATCAGCCATTTAACTCACGGACTTTAAGGACAGTTTATATCTGTTATACCTTATGTTGCATCATCTTCTAAGAAAATCTTACTTCCATCTTCTTGTAATATGAAATCAGTAGATTCTTGTAGGAGATAACTAGGAGTCGTACCTACTTGCAAATTAAATTCTCCATTAGTAATAAAGTCTATTTCCGTTTTTACAATTCCTACGTTTGGAACTGTGATACTACAATTTGTAATTTGAGCTTCACACTCATACCACGCATTATTAGCAGACCCAACAGTTTCTCTATACAAAAAGAAACGACCAAAAAAATCAGCACCTTGTTTAACACGCAAAATTAAACGTGCCAAATAAGATGAAAATTCTTGTCCAGTTGAATAATCAGGATCACTTGCAACATATCTATGCTCCCAAAAACAAGTCATTGAACCTTGACCAGAAATCAAGCCATTTTCATATTGACGTTTAAAAGAATCTCCTAATTGACTAATTTCAATTTGATCTCTTGATGTTGTGAACTGATATTCTTCAATTCGTGCCAATGGTCGATAAGCAATATTTCTAGCTTTTATAGATATTTCTTGATTTTCTGTAGGAGTCACTAATGCTAAAGCACTAGCAGTTGTTCCACCAACAGCAAGAGCAAAACTTGTATATAACTTCATTCCACCTATGTCATCTACATGAACAAACCAACTTCCATCTCGATAGTTATGACCAGAAACTAATTGTAAATTTGAAGAACCATCTGTCCTAGATATTTCAACTTTGTCACCAGTAATAATATTCCCTTTAACTCCAGTTAAAGAAAACCGTTTCCTACCTGTATTTATATCTGAAGGAGTAAGAGATCCATTAAGCGATTGTTCCATAGAACTTCGCTTAAATTCAATGAAACCCCCACTCCCTAAATAGGTGGGCATCTATCTATGCAGCAATTACAGCAGTAGGAGCAGAAGCAGCCTCAAAGGAAACTTCAGCAGATAAAACTTCACCTTGACTACTTGTCATAGCAATACTTGTTAAGACAACGGTCATCGTCGTGACTTTGGCATTACCTGCATGATCTGTAATACCTAAACTAAGAGTTACATTGTCTGAAGCAGCACCATTTGTCTTGATTAAATTGCCCATCAATACAGATGCCTGCGTCTGACCAGAAGTCGAGCCTGTTGCAGAATACCAAGAAATTGAAGCAGAACCAGAGACACTGCGAGTTCCACCTATAAGTTGTCTATCACGATCACCTAATGTTGTGACATCCAAGGTTTCTTGTGTTGCTGTGAAGCTCCATGTGGTTACGGTTGCGACTGTGGTAGAACCCACTTTCATCAACCCATCACCGCCTGAATAGTAACCCACGACAATCTTTAAATTAAACAGTCATTATATTCTAAGGCGAATCGAGGCAAGCAACAAATTTACATTCAACATTGCTAATACCAGGCATAACACTTGTAACTATTGGAGCAGAAGAATATCTCCATCTAAGGCTGTCATCACCTGTACTTCCAGTGATCATGTGAGAGAGCAAACTAGGCTTATAACTCGTATTTGTTTTGTCTGGTGCTTCAGCATTAGTGTAATTATGATCTTTAACTCCTCCTAATCCTCGCTCTCTATCAAAAACTACCCACCTTGTTTTTTCATCAGCAGTACTCCAATTTTGCGTGACGATACGATAATGATCCAGTATCCATGCAACTTCTTGATCTGTTAAATTTGTAAAATCCAATGTAAGAGTTGATTCTGTTCTTTTATTTCCATAACGCAGATAAGTCTTAGTTCCGTCTAAAGAAGTAAATTCAGTTTTTGCGATCTCACCAGGCACAAAAGTCCTTGATGAAGGCGTTAAATCTGGAAAATCTTGTGCGCCTGTTGCCATTAGGTTTCCACTGTAAACAACTGATTGTTGTCCCAATTTTGTAACATACTAAGTCTACCGTTGACATCTAGCTCTGCAAAAGAAGCCGATATCTCAACCATTCCTTCTTCACCATAAGTAAGACTTTCAACCTTATAGCATTGCTCTTTTGTACTTGTTTCTACCAATGCAAACAAAGATCCTCTGTATTGGGTGGGGAGTCCATTCGGATTACTAAAGTTTTCAGTAGCCTTCCGAACAGTCATAGAAACATTGTTTCCATTTGAATCTTGTTCTACGACAGAAGGACTCCACCAATAAAATTCGTTATTACCTGTTAAAGGATCTTTGCTAACAACTTCTCCATTATGAAGAATTGCACCATTGTTGAATCTTTGCGTATGTTGTGTCGTTGAAAATACTCTTATATAACTACCTGCCAAAACGCCATTAGCAAAATGAGGTGCAGTTTTAAACGTGATTGAATGATCAACAAATTTACGAGTTGCTAAAACAAGTTTTGCAAAAAGTTCCGCATGTTTTTCGCTAGTACAAAAACCACTTAAATCATAAGTTTCTATTGGATCATCATCGTATTGTTGTCCTGTCAAACGTATAATTACAGATCGGTTTTCTGAAAAACCATTTTCTACTTCTTCTCGATAAATAACATTTGCTTTAAAAGTCTGCCTATCTTCGGGGCTTAAAAATGCAACCTGTAAATCTTTCATATTTCCATCACTGAACATAGCCCTAATATCTATTGGTTGATCTAATTTGATTTCGTATGTATTCTGATCAAATGGAACAGAAGGATATAAACTAAATTTTCCTCCAATAACTGTGAAATCTAATAAACTTTGCATACCTTGTTCAAATATAAAATTTCTTAAATTAATTCTTTGAGAAATAGCTCCATCCCAAAAAAGCTTATTTGCTTTACAAAATCTTGCAGCAATTTCCATGTGATCATCATTTACTGATTTTTTATTAATGACAGCACCAGCACCAATTCTAGGATCAGTTAATAACGCATAAGCAATATCTGGAAATAAATTTGATGCTCCATTTGATCTTTCTATTAGACGATAAATTTCTATACCTTTAGAAAAATAAGCAGACAATTGACTGAAATTCGACCATTCCTTTGCACTATCAATTTGTAATGCTGCATAAGCTAGATCTTCGTAGTTGGCTGCGTCTTCTCCCTCAGTTTTTACTATTTCATTCACGTATGTTATTTGATGCTCTGGGCCATCCAAATGACTAGATTGATCTCCTTCGTACTTCCAAAAATCAGAAGCAGCATCATAAGGATTTAATTCATGCTCTATATCTGGACTCCAATTTCTATGTCCGTAAGTAAGGCTAAGTTCTAATTCTGTTCTTGGTAAGACTACATGCGTACCATCTCCATCATCATAAGTTTGTTCAGGTATGGCTACTTTATCTCCGTTTGTATATTCACTACCTTGATTAGTAATATTATAAGTTGCATAATATCTAAAATTACCATCAGTAACTACCTTTCCTTCAGCAGTTAAATTTGTCCATACATTTAGATTTACTTTTAACCCCGATGCGATTTCATTATCGTCATCCTCATATCTATTCTGTACTCTAACATTTTGTAAGGTTACTTCTCTATTTTCAATAACTGGACTAGCAAAAGTCCCAAATTGCTCTACTTTTTTAACGTAATAAAAGTTTTCAACGCCCCAAGGATGTCCATCACTATCAGCATGTGCAAGAGTAGGATCTAATACTGGTTCAAACTTACCTCCCAACCCATCCATTTTTGTATAGTGCAATTCAATACCTGTATGGTCTTTGGTGTTTCTAGTTACCAGTTGAGGCCATGCTGGGCCTTGTCTGCCTTGTTTGTTAACAGTTACATCAACATTATCAATGTATAAAGTCCACGTATATTGTCCATCGGCTGGGTAATTATCTGTACGAACAAATATTGTGTCATTATTTTGCCCTGCATAACCTGCATAATTATGATGAACAGCTTTAGGAAAACCTCCTAATACTTTAACTGGATAAGCTGAAGGAAGATTAGAAGAAGAAGGATTGTCGTAATTAGCTCTGTGTTCCGCATTTTCTCCTACAAACTGCATCTGAGCTACATTGTTTGTAGTAAGTAAAACTTTACTTGGATAACCTAAATTCCATTCTGGATTACTTACAGAATTTTTTGATAAAGGATAATATTTTTTACCAGCAAATTTTACATTAAAGCCATTTGAATTAAAAGTTTCTAAATCTTTATAAGTTGTACCTCTGTTTGCATTTAACAAACATACATAAGTAGGAACAACCGCTACATTTTCTCTTGAAATGATAGTTTTTATAACATCATTTCCAGGCCAAGGGAAAAATCTATACTCGTATTGACCTCTTGGATGATCTATTCTTATGTAATTAAATTGAAATTCAGGAGTGTTTCCTCTGACACAAAATAAACCACTATGACTACTATCTGCTGGCGATAATGTAACCCAATTATCATTGACTTTTATTTGTAACTTAAAGAAACTATATCTAGTAATATATTTATTTACATTACCTAAAGTTAAAGTTGACTTAGCATCGTAAACACTAAAAAGAGTTTCTTCATCAGGCTTACTATTAACATTTGGGAAAGTCATTTGTTTGAAAACTTTTGACTTCAAGCCAATCTCAGTAATATCGCAATTTCTATTATTAGAAACAGTTCCTAAAGTAGCTTTTTGTAATACATATCTTTCATAAGGCTCATACATCTCTTTAACATCTTGCTCATACCAAAACTTATCGTCATCCCAAGGTCTGTTTGGTTTGACACTAAAGAAAAGAGCATTAGGAAAACCTGTCTCAGGTCTTTTCCAATTAGGATTAGTATTGTGTTCTGCTAAAGCTGACGAAGGACTTGCATGGTAATAACCTTTTTCTAAAACTTCAAAATAATATTCTCTTGAAAAAGTACCATTCCAGGGGATTCCAGATTTAGTACTATCTCCTTCCAATATTTGATAACAATTAACCAATGCAGTCCCTGCCATATATTGTTCCTGTTCAGAGATAGCTCCATCAGCACTTTCTCTTATAGTTTTAGTTGCTGCATTAATATCATCAACACCATGAGGATTCATGGTTAAATTATCCCAAGCGTCTCTATTTACATCTCTGTTCCCAAGAATATCGTGAATGTCTTGGTGATAACCAACGCCATCATATAAATTCTCACCTAAATCACCACTACCTAATAATTGATATTTAAGAACCAAACCAGGAGTTATCTCTTGATTACCTGCTCGTTGATTAGCATTTCCACCTGAAATGAAACCTGATCTAATAGGCCATTTACCTAATAACTTTCTTCTTTTCTTTAATGTCACCCTACCAGCAGGTCTTAAATCACTATCATCTGGATTTCTAGGAGTTCTAGCAAGTTCAAAAGGTAATCTAAAATATGACATATTTCCCACTGGATTACTTAATCCAAATTGTGCCTGTGTTGTTGGATTTCTTGTCCCTGAAAAATATGTTTTATCATCTACTCTCCAAATATTATTACCTTGAATAAGTCCTCCATTGAGTAAAAATGGAATATTTTCCCCCTCTGATCCACCATAATTTATTTTATAAATTTTTTTCTGATGATAATTTTTCAACAACAAATCACCAATGGCATAACCTTTTAAGCTTGGCCTTTCTGCTATTTTGCCTAAAGAGAAAAAGGCAAGAAGTTTTAACTGTTGAAAAGTCCCTAAACTAACTAGCTGTGACCACATTAACTGAGCATTAACTCTTACACCTCCATACGCTTGACCGCCTATTGTCTGACGATTTGCAAAGACAAGAGGAATTAAATCTCCTAAGTTTGCAAGTTCCTGAACAGTATTAAAACTATTTTGTGGTGCAAAACGCTTCAAACCTGCTATATCAGCAGTTCTCTCCGCTGTACCCTGCTTCATACTTGGAGGTTTTGGTGTCAGCAGATATGTGAGAACACCTATTGCGACACTGACAGCAACTTGTCCTAAAAAAGTTAAAGCAAAAGTAGCTGTACCCCATTGCCCTACATAGAAAAGACCAACAGGGCCATTTACAACTTCTGGAACTAAATTGTAAGCTTCTGGTCTTTTTTTTATATCTGCGGCTACATTCTCTAAAAATTGAAAATACTCTTCTTCTGTTAATCCAAGAGCATTACAGAGATCGGCTTCCGTTGGAAGTAACACCCTGCGAGTGAAAGGGCTTTTAGAGGCGACCAAATCACCACCTGGCCTTCTAATGTTTTTCTGTAACTCAGCCATCCGTCCTCGTAATAAGCAGCCATGCCATAACCATCATCTGATTTGCATAAACCAATTGTTCCTAGTTTAGGGGGTGATTCAACTCCCCACCGATTTAATTCTTCAAAAAAAACACTATAATCTTTTTTTCTTAGTCTTCTGTACCAATCTCGGTGTCCTTGAGGAACCGTAAAACCATAATTTGCTAATACAGTACGAACTAAAGAAAGGCAATCTCCAGTTCCATGTTTTACAGGATCTGATCCTAAACGATACTTAAATCCTATTAATTCATAAGGTTTCAAAGGTTTTGCACTTGTCCTGTTAAAGGAAGATGAGCGCATCTTCTCTTGGTCAAAGTTTGTTGTGGAGCGTTTGCACCTACAGCATCAATGGGGGAACTTAATGTAATTTCTATTGATTCCTGATCGTATCTCATACCAGCAGCCAACCAATATTCACCAGATATTCTACCTCCGTTAGCTACAGCAGTATCTTTACTACTAAAATCATCATTCATTAAAAAAGTTTCAACTAAAAAATAATATTTTTTTGCTATAAATTCTTTTGCATAAGCCATGCTTAAAGGACTATTAGCAAGAATAAGTGAAGCTTCTAAATTATCTCCTGATCTATTCATTGCTGCACCTTGATATATAAAAGACAAATATTTATAACCACTAATTTCCTGATGTCTCCCATTTTGGAATTTATTTAAACCAGTACTAGAAGAAGTAGTTATAGTTTGCCCATCAAAATCTTCAAAAGGAGCAGGATCTCCTCCATCCTTATCTTCAATAGTGACGAAAGCAGCTAAAGCAACAACAGTCATTACATTCCTAGCCTTGATCTATTGCTTCTACTATTTCTTAGTGAAGCCATAGTTTGACTTTGACCTGCTGCTGCACCTTTTGATGCTGCTGAATTAATAATGCCACCTACAGCAGATTTCGGTACATATTCATCACCATTAAAGTTTAATGTTGGCCCTGTGTAATTCACAGTAGTTACTCCACCACCGCCTTGCATTGCAACTCCAAGTTTTCCACCTCTTCCTCTTTGCAACGGTAAAATTGCTTCTGGCCCCGCTTCTCCCATAATCCCTAGTCGTGAACCGCCATATTTGAACATTGTTGGTCGATTAACTACACCGCCTTTGTAATAAGGAACAATGCTGTTCTTAGCAAAAACTCCTCCTTTTGCCCATTGTGCTGCTGGATCATCAAAATCTAAAGCATTTAATCCCGATCCTTGAATCGACCCTCTGACTGTTTCTGTTCCACCACCACCAAATAAACCCATTATACCTTTACCACCAGTCATCCCAGAAATCATATTAAGTATCATTTGTTTGGCAATCATCCGAGATATATCAGCAAGGACAGAACGAGCAAATTCTTTGAAATTTAATTTTCCAGTTGTTATAAAATTAGATAGATGACTAGCCATCTTGTCGAACGCAGATGCTGTTACATCAGCAATTTCTTGCATCAAAGGTTTTATTCCTTCAGCCCATTTCTTAAAACCACCCATAAATCCTGAAAATTCTTCACCACCATCGCCTCCACCAATACCAGGAAGATCATCAAGAGTTGCCTTTAAAGTTTCTATAAGATCTTTTTGTGCTTGAGTGTTAGCTGCATCTCCCTCTTCAATCGCCTTTGTTAATGATTCTATCAATTTTCTATTCTTTTCTACTTTTTCCTCATAAGCCTCTAAAGCAAGTTCATACATTTCACTGCCTGGCTTTGGAGTCGTTTTTAGAGTGTTGTTGAAATTAGTGTTAAATTGTTCCATTAAATCTTTATTTCTTTGCTCCAAATCTTTTATCATTTTCTTCGCTTCAGCTATTGCTCCAAAATCACCACTAGCAGCTTTCTCCTCTAATTTTTTAGTTCCATTCAGGAATCTATCTACAGCCACTGCTGCTGCAATAATTCCAGCAGCCAACGCAACCCAAGGATTTACAAAAGAACTAATATTTAAAGCAATCATTGCATTTCTTATTCCGTCAATCACTTTCGCCAACGTGATTCCACCTGCTATCGCAGTTGAAACGGACTGCATTAACGTCCCAAGGAGAACACCACCTCCAAATATCAAAATAGTATCTCTTAAATCATCGAAATTCTTTTGAACAAATTTAATTGTCGTTATAGCAAATTGACCCATGTTGACCAATGTTTCACCCATCAAGACAATCGCAGGAATCATCTCTTCTAACATTTGAGCTTGGATGACTTGGAATTGTGCGCCAATAGGTTTTAACAATTGACCTAACTGAATCCTTAAAGCGTTCATCTGAACAATTGCTCTTGCACCAGCTTCTTCGTCTGAAGCCCCTATCTTTTCAGCAGTAGAGGTGTATTCATCACCTAGCAACATCACAAATTCCCATAACTGTTTCAATCCCACCTCGCCTTTTTTCAACGCATCTTGTAAATCCTCAGTTGACTTATAAATATGCTTGTTAGCCTGTTGGAATTTCGTTACCGCACCTGGGAACCGTTCTCCCAACTGGCCTGAAAGCTCTTCCGCAGACACACGCCCCTTTGAAAATATTTGAACCATCGCTGTTATCGCAGACTTAACATCTTCACTACTACCAGCAGTACCTTTGATTGCAGCAGTTACGTTATGGAAGGCAATAGCAGCATGTTCAACAGTTCCTCCTGCACCAGTAACAGCAGCAGCCAACCTTGTCATTCCTCTGGTTGCTATCTCTTGAGGAACATTGAATTTTGCAGTTACTAAGGCAGCCGTATCTAATGCAACTTGGAAATTTCTTCCTTCTCCTGTTGCTTTTTTCAATGCAATTTCTAACTTTGCTATGTCAGAAGCATAAGTAGAGCTACTACTTAGAAAAGTAGTAAGAGGCTGGATTAATTGACTGGCAACAAGACCACCAGTAATTGCACCGCCTGCCATATCACCATCGGGCCGTAACGCTTCAATACCAGCACCGATACCAGCACCTAAGAAACCAGCAGGGCCGCCAACAAAACCAGCACCTAATATTGACTGTCCTGCTCGTCTTAAGTTTGCACCGCTAAATTTATTTGCATTTATTTTTGATAAAGCTTTATCTGCCTGAAGTATTGATTTAGAAACAGAACGAAAAGCTTCACTTGTTGGTTTTAAGGTATTTCTAATTTCTTCTAACTTACTTTTATGTTTAACGATGCTATTAATATTGAGATCTCTAGCCTTTAAGGTTTCTTGTAATCGTTTTGTTAATTGAGCTTGAGTTTCTACTTGAGGGCCATACTGATCAGCACTAAAGCCAGTATCACCAGACACAAAACGCTTTTTAGCAGGAGGTAATAATTTTTGATTAAATTTTGGATTAACTGCTTTAGCTATTTCCTCTCTTCTTTTCTTTAAAGCTTCATTTCCTTTTTTAATACTATCGTTTAATTCTTTTTGCTTCTCTTCAACCATTTCAGTTACTTTTACCCACTCATCTGAACCTCTTACAAGATCAGGAAGTAAACTTTGTAAATTTTGTAATTCTGCCGTAATCCCTCTATCTGTTTTCGGATAAGCCTGTGCCTTTCCAGTTCCGAAAGGATCAAATGGTTCTACAGGAAACTTTTTCCCCATAAAAGGGAAATCAAACATTGCCTGTTGAAGCTTTTTATCTGAAGCTCTATATTCACCAACATTTTTTGGAAAATAAGTTGCTGTTTTATCTTTGAAAAAATCTTTTGTATAACCACCAGCCAACTCCTCTTGCATCATGGAATAGGTTGGTGATTTTATTCCAACCATATTTGCAATGCTCATTAACCTTTGAACAAAACCTGGCATCTCTCTAAACGTCTGAGTGCCATAGCCCACATGAGCCTTGCCTTCAGGGTCATAAAATCTAGCTGTTCCTTTTGGCCCTATAACATTGTCAAGAAAAGTACCTTTATCTCTTTGATAAAGAAAAGATTTTGCTTGTGCTTTCTGTTGTGAAATTAACTTATCTGTTATTAATTTCTTAGCCTCCATCTGTGCTATTTGATTAGCAGCACTTGTATTTTGCGCTCCTAATATCTGAGTCTTTGCTGCCTCTTCAGCGTTGATCTTCGTTAATACTTCTAAATAACCTTTGCTTCTAATATTTGACCTATCTTGAATACTTAAAGCTTGTAATTGAGTCTCATTCAAAGCTCCTGTTTTACTTTTTAAATCTGCCAAAACTTTTGCAGTTATTTCTTTTCCTTTACCTTTTCCAAGTCTTTGTTCTGCTGTAAGGAATGAAGCATTTATTGATTCAATAACCTTTTTAAATTCTGGATTACTCCTGAAATCCCGAAGGTCAAAAGTTCCTTTTTTTGTTAGATCAACCTGATTTAAAAAATCTTTTTGTTTCTCGTTTAAATCGTTAAAAGTTCTTTGAAGTAATAGCCCTTGTAAAGCCGATTGTCTTCTTGCAAAATCTTCATTGCTTTTTACCGAATCAAATCCTGTAGCCAGAAACGCAACATCACCAGGGCCAGGCGTTATAGTTCCTTTCCTTCTTCCAGTTGATGCTTGGATTTGTTTCTCAAGTCCAAGTCGTTCTCTTAATTCTTTATTTAAAGAATTAATTTCTAAAGTTAAATTTTTATAAGCTCTACCTTGAAAATCAGTTCTACCTCTTAATTTTTCAAACGCAGAAATTTGACCTTTTAAACCTTCATTTGTTTTAAAAGTAGCTTTACCAAATTCTTTTATTCTTTTTGTCGTAATTTCAAAAGCTTTATCTGTTTTCTTTGCTTTTTCTGAAATATCTTTTAAAGCCTTACCTAAACCTTGAACGTCCTCAAACCCATCAATAACGGCCTTAAGGGTCAGTTTTCCAACTTGTCCTGCCATTACTTAGAGTCCTTGTTAAATTCCTTTAATGCTGCTGCTTCCATAACCTTGAGGTTTTCAAGCATTTCAGCACGATTATCTACATTGTATAGGTCAAACAAACCTCCCGCACACAATAAAACTTCATATTTTAAACCAACAAAACCACTCATCGAAACATTCCATTGAGTTTGCATCCTTAAAAACATTAAAACTGTTTCCCAGTTTTGTTCCCACACAACACATTCTCTTTCTTCTTTAGGCTTCTCAGGTAGTTTGATCCCAAATATCTTGGCATCTTCATCTGCCTGTTCTGCTGATTCACTGCCACCCGAAGCCCAATAAAGGGCAGCCTCAGTTAGTTTTTTTCGTCAGCCATTGCATAGAACTTTTGAAACGCAGCAACTACTCCTTGAACAAAATCAACATCTTCTGAAAAATCTTTTAAATTTTTCTGACTAAAAGGAATATCTTTTTCTTCCTCATCTTTTATATCTGACCAACCAGTAATAATTGTTTTTAAAGCTTCATAATCTTCTTTGCCTTGAAACTCGGTTAACTCTTTTTTTGCCAATCGCTTAAATCGAATCGTAAATTTATGAATTTCAAATTCACCAATAACTTCTTCTGAAGGTTTTCTAACTTCAACAGGCCAAGGATAAGCAGATACTTTCTTCTTGATAAAACTCATTTGATAAGAAATAGAGATACCTTGCTACTTTAACCATAAAAAAAGGAGGCGTAAGCCCCCTTTTAATCAAATCAACGCTGATTTACTTGTATTGAAGCTCAAATTCATCATTTCCAGCAGTTGT